GTTTCCCAGTCACGATCGAGCGGGGCTGTAGAGAGTTCTTTATCAAAATCTGCATAATATAAAGGTCTTGCTCTTTCAGTTAAAGCTGTTGGATCTACAGCGTACTCACGCATGAATGTAGTATGTTTCTTGTCTAAATAATGGTAATCACCATCACCATCTATTACAGCTAATGAAAATGACATTTGAAAATCAGTGGGAGCTGTTAAATAGGTATTACCAGCAGTCAATACACCAGTAACATTTTTACGAAAGTAATCTAGTTGTATTAGTTCAAATATTCTATCTTCTGCATTTTTAATAAAATCATCTAACGTATTAACAAAAGTAGTTTCTGAGTTTTGTACGTAGTTTTGTATTAATGTTTTAAGCTCTGCTAGTGTCATGTTATAACTATTGTAACCTCACCTAATCCACCTGTCATCTTTGGTACTACAAAGTTTGTTGGTAGCGTAGAGGGATTCATAAAATCTGGTTTATATATATTTGAATTAACCACAACAACAAAACCTTCACCTTCTTCTTGATCATTGTTAGGTCTTGGCTTGTATAATGCTTCTGGATCTGCCTTGGCGGTAAGAGGCTCTAACTGTGGGTGTTTAGATTCATAACATTCAGAACAAACTTTTGCACCATTCCATTCTTGTTTTAATTCACTTAGTTTATATTCAAACGCACATCTATCGCATAAAGCACGTGCAAACTTACCTAAAGCGTAAGCCATTTTAATTCATCCTGGTGTAAGGTCTTACTCTAAATGAAGCTCTGTCTTCATCTTGATCTGCTGCTCTACGGAACTCTTCTTCGTATATAGCTTTTAATTGTGGAGTAAGCTGTGGATTCTTTTTTAATGATATGTAATATGCCAAACCTGCAACAAAACATGGGTAGAATCTAAAGGGCATATCCATAGTGTTTGTAGCCTTATCTGCATCATCCATTCTTACTATTTTGTTAAACACTAAAACATCAGTACTGTTTTCAGGAGCAGGCCATACTTTTAATACTGGCGTAGATAACTTGTCAAAAAAGAACTGTGATGGTCTAGCTTTAGTAGTTTTGTTAGGAATATTAATAAACTCAGATCTACTTACTCTACTAATGCTTATATCTGTTGGTACATTGTTTACTGTTCTACGAACTACAACATCTAATACATCAATAATATTTGCATTTAAAGGGTAATCATTTTGCCCTTCTACAACTGTTTCTGTACCTTGTTCTATAGTCCATTGGTTTAAACCACGATTAGCCCATTCTGCAAGCATAAGGTTTACACTGCGAATAGCAGTTTTTAAGTCATAACCTGTTCTAAGCTCCAAACCACAGCGTTCATAAGCTTCTTCAATAAACTCAGTTACGTTTGGTTCAAAATTTGTGCTACCTGATAATGCCATTATTTATTATCCTCTTGGTTATACAAATTATCAAATGTTATGTTTGGATCTATATAACTTTCATGTTGTTCTGCTGAATGTGTCCATTGTGAAGGCATAAAGTCTGGTGCTCCTTCACCTACACGCCATAAAGCAGGATTTGTTGCTCTTACTCTATTATTAGGTAAAGCTACAAAATTACCAGTATATTCACCAGCATCTGTTAAATATAACACATGTGATTGTTTATGTTGAGCAGGATCATCAGCAATAGAGTTTTCAGTGTAATCTACAGTAAACAAATATTTACCCATGTGAAACTCACCACCTATTTTACAAAGCCAGGGTGATGAACTTACTCTATCTAAAACTACAACAGAGTGATCATGACTTAAACAATCCCAAGGTTGAGCTAAATGATCTTCCATAGCAGTAGGCCATTCTTCTAATGGTATATCTGCAACTAATCCTTGGATTGGCATTCTTGCCCACATGGCACCACCATGAACATTTGGTGCATCTTCCTTATTATCTATTTCACATCCAGTAAAAACCACTTGAAAGGATAAAGATCTATCTGGAATTGTATTAACACCTATAACGAGAGCATGTAGATACTCACCGTGGTAGTTACTGTGGTTGGCTGTAAATTCTTTTCTTACCCAACATTTAAACTGAGGTATGTTCGAAATTAAGTATGACATTTAAGGTGCAAATTAAACTTTGCCGCCTTTTGACATATATTTAGTTCCTTTGGCTGCACCACCTTTTGACATATACTTGGTACCTTTTGCAGCTCCGCCCATTGCCATATATTTAGTGCCTTTTGCTGCACCGCCTTTAGCCATATATTTTGTTCCTTTGACAGAACCGCCCATTGCATAACCTTTTGTTCTTTTAAACATTCTATTCTCCTAACTTATTGTAGTTACTTTTCTTTTCTGATCCATGACAGATCCACAACCCTTGGCTATGAAACCACCATTTTTCTTTTTGACTCTATTTTGTGCAGCCATAGATTTTTCAATAGCTTTAGCTCTTTTTTCTTCATAAGAGTTAATTTTACCATCTTTGTTAAGATCTGCTTTTTTTGGGTTTTTTAATTTTGCCATAATATTATTCTATCTTAATCTATTCGTCATAACAATTCCTTGACCTCGTATTGTTCTTTTTACTACAGGTCCACCACCGCTAAGTTTATTAGAAACCATGATTGGTTTACCTTTACGATTAGGATTTGGATCTTTTTTTCTTTTACGTGCTACAAGCTTTGCTCTAGCTTCTTTTGACATACCTTCTGCTTTTTTACGAGGTAAGCATTTAGGTTTACCTTCTGCTTCTTTTTTGCTACCACATGATCCTAGTATAGATCCGTCAGATCCAATTCTAACCCAGTCTTCATCTAACCATTGTTGTAGCTGTCCCATTATCTTAATCTATTTTTCATAACAGCACCTTGACCTCTAATTACAGGTCCACCAGTGGATTTTTTAGTTCTCTTAGATTTTTTTGCGTAATTTGGGTCTTTGCAATATTTGGATGCAGCAAGGTTGGCATAAGCACTTGGATAAACATCAAAAGTTCTTTTAGCCCAAGCTTTACCTTCTGGACAAATCTTACCTTTACTTTTTGCTTTAGCCATCTAACAATCCCAGTCTCTTCTAGCCCAGTAGTTAGCACTACATCTATCACTTTTTATTCCGCTACTTCTAGCACAGTATGATTTTTTTCTTGATGCGGTATTTTTGTGCATACCCATTTTTGCATCGCCAAAGGTAATTCTTTTGACCCTACTACTTTCACTACTACAGTTCTTAACGAAAACTTCTTTTCGTTTCTTACCATATCCAGGACTACCTTTTGAAATAGCCCTGGGTCTGTTTAAAGTTACTGTTTTACCTTTATATTCAGCCATTCATCTTAGCTGTAATCTTTAATTAAAGTTAAGACTATAACGTAAGAATCTCCGCTTGAGGCACCAGTTGTAGTCAACTTGATATCTCCTGTTTTACCAGAAGCCGCAGCAGTATTTTGTATACCACCAAAGTCTGTAAAATCTTCATCTGTTGTATAGTCTGAATTAAGATCCCAACATATAGTATTGGTAGTAGCGTGCCATAAAAGTTTTACGCTCATTCCAAAAGTAGAATAAACAATTCTACCAAGCTTAACGCCTGTACAAGCTTGACCATTAGCAGTGTTAGCAGCTAAAGCACTAACATCTACCTTTGTGACTGCACTTTCACCAGTACCATCAGATGTATTAGTTAGCTGTATAACAGCTATTCTATTACCATCTTGTATTGTTGTTGAAGTTACTGCGTCTGCCATAAATTACTCCTTACGCGTCAGCAAATGGAGTTACTACAGTACCAGAAGCAAGGTTAATACCTTCTACTGCGTACTTGGCTGCGCCTATTGCTGTGACTTTAATAATTGTTCCAACTATTCCACCTTTAGTTGAACCATTTAAAGTTATAACATCATTGCTTGCACCTGAGAAAAATGCTTTTCCTGCTGCATCGCTTTTACCCATAAGCACTCCACCTACGAACTTATCTGTTCCGTCAGTTTTAATATCTAAGTCTGTAGCTGCTGTTTCAATTACAAAAGTAAAAGTAGCACCTAAATTATTAGTTTGGTTGGGGTCATCATTGCTTCCTGGAGCAGTAGCAACAATAGTTGGTAAAGTAAACTTACCATCTGCATCGTTACAAGTTAAAATTTTACCAGCGTGTGAATTTACACTTAATGTTGTATCTGCGGTTAAACTAACTACGTTAGCATTACCTGCTGAAATAAATCCTGCTAGTGACTGGATAGGACCAGAGAATGTTGATTTTGCCATAATTTCCTCCTGGGAAATAAGTTCTACCGTCTTGGCTTGTCTGCTAGGTCAGTCTGTAGAACAAGTTAAT